TTCCAGTGGAGGAGAGAGACATGAGCTACAAATTCACGATCAAGGGCAAGCTGGTTTTCATTGACCCGGCTGCCGAGTACGGGTACTGGGAGCGCAAGGACGGCAGCGAGGGTGGTGGCCTCTGGTTCGAGGGCAAGACCCTGGTCGATTACGACGGTGCCTTCGATCTGCCGCGCGCCGTGTACGACGAGCTGCGTGAGCTGGGTTTCAAGGTTGAAGCGTGACGCAAATCTCAAAATAGTTGTTGACAGCTCTACTGGGTGTGCTAATCTAGCCCCCAGTAGAGCAACCAACCAAGGAGAGTGAGATGGAAAACGTAGTGCAAGTCGAACTGAAGTCGGTGTACGGGGTGGACAAGCTGTACCCGGCCAACCCCCTGGCCGTACACCTGGCGATCTTCAAGGGCCAGAAGACCCTGACCAAAGTGGACGTCTCTAACCTGAATGCCGCTGGCTTCCAGGTCGAGCGCGTCGTCAACCTCGGCCACGGCGACAACATCGTCCTGGAGGTGCTGTGATGGACACCCCCGCCTACGTCGAATCGACCATGACCCCCGCTGAAACCAATGTGAGCCGCAAGTCTGGGTTGGGCCGGTACCACGGCAGCGCCTTCGACCGTGGCGGCGCGGACAGCTGGTACGGTCGCGCAAGGGAGCCGCACTTCTGGCCCGACGGCACCTATTACGGCACGATGGTGTCAGAGGCCGAGATGACTCCCGAGGAGATCGCGGAGTACCATCTCGGCTACGACGACAACGAAAAATTCGGTGGAAAAAGGAATACTGACATGAGCAAGGCACAGACAGACATCCGGCGGACGTCCTACGACGCCGCCACGGTAAACCCCAACGGCTACGTCGGCACCCTGGAGGACGCGCTGGCGCAGATCAACGCGGAGTTGGAAATCCAGCCCTTCCCGATTAGCGCACGCACGGAGATGCTGATGTTCCTAAACGTCCCGATGCAGAGCGCGGCAGACACTGAGGACGACAGCGTCGAGTACCGCGACCCGCCGCCCCCGGTGAGTCTGCATGACCAGGGCATCGGCGCCCGTCTTGACGCCCTGAACGATCAGCAGATGGAGGTCTACTGGGCAGCCCGTGTCCGCGTCGGAATCCGCGAGGCACTGGCGTACGCCGAAGCCTACCCCTACCCGGCGGTGCGGCAATGAGCGGGCTGATGGTATTCGCGATGGGCGTCGCGCTGGTGATTACGGTTGCCGTGGTAGCGGAGCTGCTTACCGAGATCGTCACCGGGAGCCGGTGGGAGATGTTCCGATGATGACCATGCTTTTGGTCATGTGGGGCATGTTCACCCTGCTAGTGATCCTGAGCGAGATGGACAAGTACCGGGCGATCTCGCGGCAGATGGACAGGGAAAGGCAATGACCTGGGTGCTGGTGTTCTGGATCAGCGTCACTCAGCCGGATGGACACACCCATACGGTGATCGACCGGCTGCATGGCTACGACCACGAACACTGCATCCAGGACGCCCGCGCCCTGGTGACCGGCCCACGTTCTGTGATGAAGGCGATCTGCCAACCGGAGAAGACATGACCGTCGAAGACAGCAAGCTGCGCGCACTCAATATCATCGCTCTGGCGTCCGCCGTGGCTGAGCTGCACAAGCTGGACCTGGAGGGGATGTCGCTGATCGAGCGGGAGATAGTGAGCCTGTCGGCCCGGTCTCTGGCCGAGGTCGAGGCGAAGCTGAACCCCAGGCTGGCCGACGGCGCTCGGCTGCTGCAGGAGCGGATCAAGAGCCTGTACGTTAGCAGGGTGCTTGGGGGAGTGTGATATAATGGGCAAACAAGGATAGCCCACGTCGGGCAGCCCAGGTGACAACGTGACAGCCAAGAAATCCCTTCTGACGCGCCTACTGCGGGCGATTCTACCCAAGCAAACCATCGAGCAACTGGCTGAAGGCAGCCAGCTGTTCAGTACTTTTGAGGTCAGCTTGAGGCAGTCAGGGACGACAATCCGGCAACTACAATCCGAGGTAGACCGGCTCGCGCGTGAGGGCGTGCAACTGAAGCGCAACGAGGCCAGCGCCGGGTTTCTTGCGAACGAGCTACAGTCACAGGTGATGGTGCAGCGGGCGATGCTGAAGGATTACGGTAAGGTCACAGAGGCATTGGTGAACGCAGATGTCACAACCAGAAATCGACCCGGCGAAGCTGTTCCAGCAGGCACCGGCAGTACTGAACCAGCTTGCACGTATATCGCAGATGGTGCTTGCGGCATGGAAGGATGCACCTGTGGAGCTAAGATTAGCCGCCGGGGACGCAGTGGCACTGATCGCAAGTCTGGCAAAGGTCGAAGTGCGGCCCGATGAGTGCGTCGTCGTCCTCGAACACCAGCGCAAAGTGCCAAGGGGTATGCCTGAACGGCAAAAGACGGGGAGAGCCTTGCAGAAACAAACCCCAGACACAATTCCGGGGAAAGCCAGTGTGCGCAAGCCACTACCTGATGATGTCCAGGGATCCACACCGCTTTCGCGAAGCCCAAGCAGCATACGGGCGAAGACTGGTCCGGGCGCAGCAGGTAAGCCCTCCGCTGGACGCGTTCCCTGATGTCTGATGACATCGACATTGATGACCAGGTAGACACGGAGCAGCTGCGGCGCTTCGAGAGATTCGTTGCGCTCGGCGGCGGGGTGCCGCTGCAGCAGGAGCTGCGGAACCTGCGGAAGATCGAGGAGGGTGTGGTCCCGACGCTCGCGGACAACGTCACCCCGAAGCACCGGACCCTGGTCGCAGACCTCGCGGCATCAGGAATCAGCCACGACGCGATTGCGAAAATGCTCGGGATCACGCGCCAGTACCTGGAAAAGCTGTTCGACTACGAGCTGAACACGGCCTTCGAGTTCTCCAAGGCGAACATGGGGCGCACTCTGTTCCTGCGCGGACTAGCTGGAGACACGCAGGCTGCAACCAACTGGCTGAGATACCACAACCGGTCTGACTGGGGCAGCAAGACACAGGTCACCGGCAAGGACGCGGGGCCGATTGACGTTGACGTGAACCACAAGGGCAAGAGCCTGGATGACGCGAAGCAGTGGCTTGGCCAGATCGTTTCGGCAATGATGCTCGACAAGGATCTAGCCAACAAAGAACCACCCAAGCGCGCCCCGGTCCCTGGAGCCAAACTCAAGGCGCAGAAGCCCGCGAAGGTGAAGTCAACGATCAAGAAACCGAGGCAAGACGATGAAACAGAAGAGTGAACACCCCTGGAGAAGCAAGGGATACTTCGAGCGGTCGCAGAGGAAAGAGGCGGCGTACCTGACAGACACTTCGCTGATCGCACCCCCGGACACTGGGGAACTTCTTCAGCAGTTCCCTGTCATAGCAATACAGTACCAGCAAGGGGAGGACGCATGAGTAAGTTCAATGTCTGGGACCGATTCGCGTACGACGACGAGAATCGCCATGAGGGCTTGATCCGCAAGGTCAACAACCTAGCTGGGACCGTAGAAGTGTCGTACTACGATGAGAAGGGAAAACTCCGGGATCACACGCACATCCTGGCCGAGAGCAAGCTGATCAACCTCACGAATCCACCGCAGTTCAATGGATACCTTACTTCTCCCTACCGGTGGCAGCTTCCCGCATCCACGCCTGAGCAAGAGCTCGGTACGCCGAAACCAGACAAGCGCACGGAGCAGCTGCTGAACGAGCTGTACCACGACCGCTCCCGGCTGGAGAAGATCGTCGCCAATGCCGTGGAGGTAGTGCGCGGAATCAAGGAGTACGCGGAGGAGATCGAACACGGCGCGGCAACGACAGAGGGCGCTGCCTACGTCGCTGGCCAGATCGACCAGTTCCTGGAGCAGCATGGCTGACGGGGGACTAAAGATGCAGTCCAACGGTGACCTGGTCTGGTACAAGCCAGACGAGGACGGGCCGGTGTTCCGAATCGCGGCAGACGGCGCCCTGACGGTACACAAGATTGGCACCGACCTGAACGATATGGCTAAGCTGTTCTGGGAGGCCGTACACTTCCAGGGCATGAGCTACACCCAGAAGCTGCACCAGGCTGAGCAGATGATTCTGGCGCTGTACAACGACCCCTGTCGGCAGGTGGTCATGGAGGGCGACTACGAGGTATTCAAGCACCTCAAGGACAGGAAGACCGGCGTGTCGATGAACACCGTCAGGACCGTCCTCGGGGCCGTCAAGGAAATTTGCGGGAAGCAGGAGAACTAGGATGGACAAAGAATCAAAGGCGATGTTCGACCAGGCTATGGACATGCTGGGCACAGCCCAGTTGCTGCTGATGAAGGCGCGCGCTGCTGAAGAGGCGCGAGACAGCGAACCCAAGACCAGGGGCGGATTCGCGGTAGGCGACCGTGTCTATCGCAAGGTGTACGGGCACGCGGGTAAAGAATGGCACGGTAAGGTGATCAGACTGGAAGCCAATGGGCATTTATATCATGACTGCATCATCGTCCAATGGGACCACGGGTACGGCAGCTCAGAGCCTGGATTCCCGATACCATCAAGCCGAATCGAGCACGAAAACCCAAAGCAGAACAAGGCTGTGCAAGATTCTGCCGTTGCTTCTGACGCGCCTGACTGCAGGCACTGGAGCAAGCTGTGAAGACGCGCATAGTCAAGACGTACATGGGAAGCCCATACTTCAGTGATCGGCTGATGGTGCAGATGGAACAGAGAGGCTGTGAGGGTTGGGAGCAATACGAGCATTTCAACGTCAACGAAGTTGGGAAAGCCGTAGACTACGCCAAGCACCTTAGCCTGGATCTGCCCGAGGAGCCTGGGGTCATGTTCGAGTTTGACAATGGGGTGCAGCGGTAGTGGTCTACCCGGTGCCTACCAACGCCAGGGAGTACGTGATCCGCAAGCTATGCCCTGTGGAGCACGTGATCTACGCGGAGAACGACAAGGACGCGGAACTAAAAGCCAAGTCGATGCTCGAAAAGGACGAGGTGCTGGTGGGCGTGCTCTCCAGGATCAAGTTCGAGTATGGCCAGGTCAACGGTAGTACGTGGAAGTGACTGTAAAGTTTTATATGGAAGACGAGACATTCGCGAGCCTCGCGTCACTGGACTATCAAGAGACGATTGGGCTGAACCTCAAGGGGCTCAGGCTGATCGTGATGAAGCCATCGACATACGAGGCTCTGTTGAAGGCTGCCAATGCCGCCAGCAAGCCGGTCAAGCCTCAGTGATCCGCAAGTTCCTGTGGGGAACAATCGCGGTTAGCTGGGGCATAGTGGTCCTGGAACTGGTGGGCTGCGCCACGGTCGGATCAGTACCCGAGACGCACACGCAGTGCGTTGGCGGGCACGCAACCACGCCCACTGGCGCCAAGTTCTACGCGGAGTGCAAGTGAAGCCACTGATGCGGATCCCGGACGACCTGGAGGACCAGCTTGACCCTGGTGACGACCTGACGCCCTGCGCATGGCGAGGGCACTGCGACTGCTACCACCAAGACGGGGAGCCTTGCTGCGACTGCGGCGAGGTACCCGGGGACTACTACGAGGAGGAATGATGGCTACTGCAAAAACGATTACGATCCCGCCGAATCCTGTGCCGCCGGTCACGCGCATTGAGTTGACTCTGACAACAGAGGAGGCCTAGGCCATGGCCGACCTGTTCATGCACGTTGGCTGGTGTCCCACTGCTTCGCGCCGTAGGCTGATCGAAAGTATTGGAGACGCCCTGAAGGGCGAGGGTATTTTCGGGCGCAGCACGCTCCAGATTGACGACATCGAGCCAGGCAAAGGCGTGTACTTCAAGGACCGCAAATGACCACGATCCTGGAAAGCCTGAAGAACGACATCGTACGCCTGGAGGCACAGGTGGGCGTCAAGACTACGACCAAGGACGTGGGCATTGACTGGAAGGCTATCGCCATCGAGGCCACCAGCGTCCTGGCCGACATCGTGCCCGCCTACTACGACACCAGGGCCGGTGTGACCGAGGTCTACGAGCGCGCGAAGGCCGTGATCGCCAAGGTCAAGGAGGCACTGTGAGCGAAACGACCTGGTACAAGACATACAAGTACGGCTCTGAGCGTATCGTCCCGGTCCAAGTCACCAAGAGCACCGACAAGTGCGTCTGGGTAATGTGGTTTGGCAAGGAACGCAGGCGCAGCATTGTCAGCGACGGTGAATGCTTCTTCAAGACCTGGCAGGCCGCGAAGGACTACCTGGTCGATGACGCAGCCGCAAAGGTCAAGTACGCCGAGTTTGACCTACAGCGCGCCAGGACTGAGCTGGGGATGATTAAGTCGCTCAAGGCACCGGAATGACAGACATGAGCTACGCGACACACCAATGCAGTGGAAGCTAAGATGCCAACAGGGAAACACGACGGCAGAGAAAAGCACCAGCTTTACGTGACGTGGACCAAGATTCGCGCTCGTTGCTATGCGCCAACCAATCGGCAATACAAGTGGTACGGGGCGCGTGGCATCAAGATGTCCGAAGAATGGAGGGGTGACTTCTGGTCATTCGTTCGCGACATGGGTGACAGGCCAGATGGCAAGACGGTAGATCGCATCGACACCAATGGCGACTACACCAAAGAAAATTGCCGATGGGCGACCATGAAAGAACAGCACAGAAACCGAACCAACAATCGACTGATAGAGTGTAACGGGGTGACCAAGCCAGCTGCCGCATGGGCAGAACAGCTTGGCATTGGTCACGATACATTCTTCAAGAGATGCGAACGCCTTGGTACAGACCAAGCAATCGCGATGGGTGCGGCGCGCAATACTGGAAAGCGCCGTGCGGCATAGGTGGAGGCCGATGCGTTCCTGGAGCTGGGCCTGCGGCAGGGCTTTCGACGGGATCAGACTCGCCGGGCGCTGTCTCATCTGGATGACCACTCCGTTATGGTGCTCGCGTCTGCGGCTGGGTGGGTGGACTCCCGACATCAGTTCCAGGTCGTTCCAGAAGGAGACTGGGAGGTCTGGCTGGCTATGGCTGGGCGAGGAAGCGGCAAGACTCGCCTTGGCGCGGAGTGGACATTCATCAACGCCGCCATGGACGAACCGGGCAATCGCTCCCTGGTGGCGGCGCCGACGAAGGGAGATCTACGCAAGACCTGTTTCCTCGGTGAGTCGGGGCTGCTGAATGTCATCCCGTCGGCCCTCATCAGGAAGTTCAACAAGACCCCGGACCCGGAGATCACGCTCTACAACGGGGCGATCATCGGTGGCATCGCTGCGGAAAACCCCGAACGGTTTCGAGGTCCAAACTGGCACCGTGGATGGGCAGACGAGCTCGCCGCGTGGGGAGAGAATGGTCGCTGTGACCCTGAGTATGCCTGGGACAACATGTCCTTCAGTGTCCGCCTTGGTTCTTCCCTCATCCTTGCTACGACTACTCCGCGCAATCGTCCGCACGTCAAGAAAATCATCGCAGACAAGGGCACGGTCGTCACCAGCGCCACTACCCACGTCAATCTCGCCAACCTCAGCCAAAAGTTCGCGAACCGCATCCTCAAGTACGACGGCACCAAGATCGGCAGGCAGGAGATCTACGGGGAGCTGATCGACAGCGAGGAGGGCGGGATCATCAGCCGCAGCTGGCTCAAGAAGTGGCCAGCCGGGACGCAGTTCCCAGAGTTCGATTTCATCGTCATGTCCCTGGACACCGCCTACGGTGACGAGGCCTGGGACAAGAAGAAGCAAGAGACCGACCCGTCGGCCTGCAGCGTCTGGGGATGCTTCAGGCACCCGAAGACCAAGAAGCCGGGGGTATTTCTCATAGACTGCTGGGCTGAGTACCTGGGGCTGCCTGAGCTGGTGGAGCGCGTAGCCAAGGAGCAGGGATTCAAGTACGGGGCACAGCCGCACCAGCGGCCCATGATCCCGACGCCACCGGTACCGCAGTGGGTGGACAAGAAGCGCAAGCCAGACGCGCCCGGTAAGTCCGTGGACGTGATCCTGATCGAGGAGAAGGCGTCCGGTAAGAGCCTCCGGCAGTACCTCGCGAAGTCCGACATCCCGACCTACGGCTACAACCCTGGGAACGCCAGCAAGCGGGACCGGACGCACCTGGTCAGCCCGATAGCCAAGGATGGTATAATCTGGGTACCCGAGTCCACTCACCGCCCCGGCAAGTTCATGTCCTGGGCTGAGCCGCTGGTAGAGCAGGTATGCAGTTACTCCGGTGAAGGCTCGGTAGTCCACGACGACTTGCTTGACACCGCCACCCAGGCCTGGCGGTTCATTGACTGGAACTGGCTGCACCACATCAAGGAAGCCAAGTCCGGTCACTTCAAGGCCCCGCCCCCGGACATGGTGGCCAGGCAGAAACAGAAGCGCATCCAGGCCAGATCTATCCACAACCCGTACGCAGGAGACTCCCCGTGAAATACTTCGCCATCTTGTGCATCCTGCTCGGCATCTGGTGTGGAACCAAGCTCGGTCGCTGGGAGGAGCGCAAGGAGGAGGCAGCCGCCGTGCCGCCGGTTATCGGTGCGCTGGTGGTGTACGGATGCAGCACCTACGCCGGGACCGTGTTCACGCTCAAGGACGGCAGCCAAGTAGGGTTCGACCCCACCGAGAAGTCGCTCCAGGAGCTATCCGGCGCGGTTGACGCCCTGGCCGACCAGGGACATGCCGCAGTGATCCACACCCCGTGTGCGTCGGACGAGTCTGACGGCCCCGCAGACCACAACACCGCGAGTTTCTAAGTGCCCACCGAATCCCAAATCCTGCAAGGCCTTGACGTCGAGGATCCCGAGGAGGATCCGCGCACAGACATAGCCACTGACGCCATCGACGAGGAAGAGGGCAAGCTCCCGGACGACCACGACTCTGAGGAGCTGGACGACGGTGGCGCTATTCTGCGCTTCCACGACGAGAAGGAGGTCCAGAAGGCGAAGGAGTTCTACGTCAACCTCGCGGAAGACATCCCGGAAGACGTCCTGCACTCCATGGCTGTGGAGCTGATGGACCTGTACGACCAGGACGTCGAGGACCGCACCCTACGTGACAAGCAGCAGGACATGGCCCTGGAGCAGACCGGCTTCACCGGCAAGGCATCCAAGGGCGCCGAGTTCGATGGCGCGTCGAGTGCGACCTACCCGCTCATCGCCGAGGTGGCGATTGACTTCAGTGCCCGGGCGATCAAGGAGCTGTGGCCAGCCGGTGGACCCGCCAAGAGCGAGATCATCGGCACGCCTGACGACCGGAAGGAGGCCAAGGCCGACCGGAAGGTCAAGTTCCTGAACTGGCAGCTTCGGAAGCAGATGCCCAACACCCGGAACGAGCTGGAGAAGATCCTGACCCAGGTGCCGATGGGTGGGGTGCAGTACTCGAAGCTGTACTGGGACACCAACAAGCGTAAACCGGTCCACGAGCCGGTGTGGGTGGACGAGATCGTTCTCCCTGAGAGTGCCACCAGCTTCTACGGCAGCCCGCGTAAGGCGCACCGGCAGAAGGTTGACCAGTACCTGTACGACTACCGGGTGCGGAACGGCGTGTACCGTGACCTGACGACGACCAAGATCGTCACCGCCCCAGACCAGACCAAGAGCGAGCAGACGAGTGCCAAGATCGAGGGCAAGCAGCAGAACGCGCAGAACATGGACGGGGTCCGACTGATCGTCGAGTTCGACGTCCAGCTGACGCTGCCAGACGACAAGCGTGGCATCAAGGACGCCCAGGACACCGACCTGGGTCCAGCACCATACCTGGTATCAATCGACGCAGAGAGCCAGCAGGTTCTGTCGGTGTACCGCAACTGGGACGAAGACGACGAGCATGAAGAGAGTCTGGTCCATATCGTGGAGTGGCCGTTTCTGCCCTGGCGCGGTGCTATGGCCATTGGAGTTCCGCAAGTACTCGGTGGCCTTGCCATCGCAACCACTGGCTCCCTACGGTCACTTCTCGACTCAGCCCTTATCAACAACTTCCCGGGCGGGATGCGCCTCAAGTCCGGTCCTATGGGAGGTCAATCCGTAAACGTACAGGGAGGGCAGACCAACGAGGTAGAGGGCGGCATCATGGCGGACGACATCCGCAAGGTGTTCATGCCGACCCCGCTGAATCCTACCTCCCAGGTGCTGATGAGTCTGCTGGAGTTCCTGGTGCAGGCCGGGAAGGACGTCGTCAAGACCACTCTGGACGAGGCCAACGACAACACCAACGTCCCGGTGGGGACGATCATGGCCAGGATCGAGCAGCAGATGGTGGTCTTCTCTGCCATCCACAGCCGACTCCACGACGCGATGGGCAAGTTCCTGATGGTCCTGCACCGTCTGGACGCGACCTACCTGGAGGACGAGGATGTACTCGCAGCGACCGGCGAGCAGATGTGCTTCAAGGCCGACTTTGACGCTCCTGATGACGTGGTTCCTGTCTCAGATCCCGAGATCTTCTGCGAGCTGCAGCGCGTCGAGCAAGCAAACGCACTCATACAGCGCGCCACAGCCAGGCCCGACATCTACGACGTCAGGAAGGTCGAGGAACGCTACCTGAAGGTGATGAAGATCCCCAACGGGGAAAGCTACCTGCAGGACAAGCCAGAGCCGAAGCCCATGAACGCGGTGAACGAGAACGTCGCCTGCGCCTTGGGGCGTCCGGTCGTTGCGTTCCCTGACCAGGACCACCTGGCGCACATCCAGACGCACCTGAACTTCATCCAGGATCCGATGTTTGGCCAGAACCCGATCATGGCACCACAAGCCATCGGCGGGCTGCTGAACAACATCAAGGAGCACATGCTGTTCTGGTACGCCAACGAGCTGGCCAAGATGGCTGAGACCGCGTACGGCAAGGGCGCGGAAGGCTTCGCGGAGCTGATGACTATCAAGGACAGCACCGTCACGTCGGCGCTCGACGGGCTTCTCGCGGCGGCAAGCAACAACATCCACCAGCACACGCCACAGATCTTTGGGAAGCTGCCAGCGATCATCCAGGCCGCGCAGCAGACGCTGCAGAAGTTCAGCCCCCCGCAGCCGATGGATCCCAGCGTGGTCGCCTCGCAGAAGGTCCAGGCCGACACCCAGATCGCGAACCAGAAGCTGCAGCTGCAGCAGCAGGAGCTGGCCCAGGAGGCGGCACTGCACCAGGGCGACAACCAGCAAGAGAACGCCCAGTTCGCTGCCCAGCTGCAGACGGACGCCAAGACCGACGAGGTCGATCAGCAAACGAAGGGTGCCATCGCTCTCGCCAACAACGAGACTGCACGCGCCGTGTCCCAGGGCGACAACCAGACCAAGATCCAGGCCACCAACATGGACAACGACACCGCGCTCCAGATCGTCGGGGCGAAGCTGCAGGAGGCCGCGCAGGCTCCCCAGGCCCACCCAGGGATCAACGTCACCGACGGGAAGGGTGTCGGCGAGGGCGGCATCCCGAAGGATTGACCAGGGTGTTACAATAGTGCATCTACCAACAACTGTCTCACGGGAAACTCATGGGCATGTCTGACAAAGAAAACAACACCAAGGGTGAGAAGAAAAACACCACCGACAGCAAGCTCATTGGCCCGCGCCAGGAGTACCGTCGGACTGGCATTGCGCCTGATGACTCGGACGCGATGACTCACGACAAGTCAGGCGAAGGCAAGCCCACGACCCCGTACCGGTACTGAGCATGAGCAACCCCAAACAATTCAGCTGGGTCATCCCGACCACCAACACGGACGGCACGCCGATTGCGGCGGGCGAGATCACCGGCTTCGTAATCGGCATCCGGCCTTCGGCGGGCGTCGCCGGTACGTACGCTCAGACGGTCACGGTCGCCAGCCCCACGGCTACGACGTACCCGGTGTCGAGCGTCACGCTAGCGGCGGGAAGCTACGCGGCGGCTGTGCAAGTGATCGGCCCCAACGACTCGTCTTGGTCCGCAGAGGCAACGTTCACGATCACGGAGACGCCGAACGCGCCTACGGGTTTTACGGTCGCCTGATAGCCTGGCTCAAGAGGCTCTTGGGCGTCATCGAGGGGTGGCTATGAACGTAGACAGCCAGAAGGTGTCCCAGGTGCTCGCGCGGCGAATCCAGCAGGCGACGCTGGAGGGTGCCTCGCACAGCATCGTAGGGAACGACC